TGGTTAAGGGTAACTTTGTTTGGGCGAACGGTAAGCAAGACACGGAGGTAATCTTCAGGCCTGACGACAACGGCAGGTTCCGTGTGGCGTGGATGCCACCCGTAGAGCTGCGTAACAAGATATCTATTGAGCGAGGGAAGAAGTACCCTGGCAACGATTGGCTCGGTGTAGGTGGTGTCGATAGCTATGACCTGGATGCTACGGTAGATGGCCGGGGATCCAAGGGTGCGTTCCACCTGTATAATAAGTTTAATATGGCACACCCATCCAATATGTTTGTGGTGGAGTATGCCTCACGCCCACCACTGGCCCGCATCTTCTACGAGGATGTGCTTATGGCCTCTGTGTTCTATGGGTATAAAATACTAATAGAGAATAACAAGTACGGTATCGCTAGATACTTTGAGACACGCGGTTATGATGAGTACCTGATGGATAGACCAGAGCATCTGAAGTCAACAGCTAGAGTAGCTGTTAAGACGAAGGGTATACCCTCTAACTCTCAAGACGTTATACAGGCACACGCCCAGGCGATTGAGTCTTACATCCACGACTATGTAGGTATGAATGACGATGGTCATTACCAGCCGATGTACTTCAACAGAACGCTAGAGGATTGGATCAATTTCCGTATCGACAACCGTACACAGTATGACCTTACCATCTCCTCAGGGCTGGCGCTACTAGCTGCCCAGCGCGTGAAGAAGGAGAAGCCTAAGACCAGCTTTGACGACAAGAAGTTCTTCCGTAAGGGCACATCGATCCAGCGTTGATAAAAACGTTATCTTTGCGTTTGATAACGATTCAGCGAAACGATGAATAATTACAAGAAATCTTCTTTTCCAGATCCGCTAGCAACTACGGAGGAAAAGGTACAAAAGGCATACGGATTAGAATATGCCAAAGCTTTAGTTGCACAGTGGGGAGGGATAGACTCAGAAGGAAGTCTATACCGTAGACGCTATAAAGAGTTTGAGACCTCACGCCAATACGCCAACGGTACTCAGGATACTACTATATACAAGCAGATTCTAAACTCGCTGGACCCTAACAATGGTGACGGCACGATGATGACGCTAGACTGGACCCCAGTACCTATCATCCCTAAGTTCGCTAAGATCGTTGTCAACAAGATTATCTCCTCATACCGCTACCCACAGGTAGAGGCTATTGACCCTATCTCACAGAACGAGAAGGATATCAAGAAGAAGAAGGTAGCCCTACGCATTGAGAACAAAGAGATGTTTGAAGAAGCTAAGGCTGCAGGTCTAGAGGTAGACGTAGATCCATCTAAGCTACCACAGACAGCTGAGGAGGTAGAGATATTCCTAGAAACAAATGTAAAGACAGACGCAGAGATCGCCGCACAGCTAGCTACCAATATGACGCTAAGCTGGAATAACTTTGACGAGCGCATCTACCGCAGGGCTGTTGAGGATTTGGTGAACTGTGGTATGGCAGTGACCAAGAGAAGTAACGACCCGAACTACGGAATCCAGGAGGAGTATGTAGATCCAGCGTTCTTCTTGCACAGCTACACAGACGACCCTACATTCTCAGACATCGTATATGCCGGCCACATCAAGCGCATCTCCATCCAGGAGTTGAAGCGATTGGCGGGTGATCAGTTTAGTGAGGAGCAGTACCAGAAGATGGCGAAGACCGTAATGAACAAGTACGGCAACGACTCATCACGATTTATGGAGAACTACTATGACCAACGTCTCAGCCGTTATAACTACGGCTACGACGAGTTCTCTATTGAGGTGTTGGACTTTGAGTTCCTCTCTGTAGACTCTATGGTTTACGAGAAGAAGAAGTCACGCTTCGGCAATATGGGCTTCTACTACAAGGGCAATACTTACGAGACACCTAAGAACTCAGTATACGACCGTGAGCCTGTACAGATGAATAACGCCACAGTATATGGCGGTATGCACATTGTAGGTACAGACTACGTATTCAACTACGGCCAGAAGAACAACGTACCTAAGAACATCCACGACCTTACAAAGGCGACGATGTCATACAGCGTTGTAGCTACGAACATCCGCAATATGATCCCTAAGAGCTTGGTATCAAGCATCATAGGCTTTGCTGATCAGCTGCAGTTGTCACACCTTAAGATCCAGCAAGCTATCGCTAAGGCGAAGCCTGACGGTATCATCATTGATATTGAAGGGTTGGAGAATGTAGACCTTGGGCGTGGTGGTGACTTACAACCGCTAGAGATTCAGGACATCTACGAACAGACGGGTGTGTTCTACTACCGTAGTAAGAACCCTGAGGGTGGATTCCAAAACCCACCGGTACGTCAGATCGACAACAGCATCAGAAACATCAACGAGCTTATTGCATTGTACAACCACTACCTACGTATGATCCGTGACGCTACGGGTATCAATGAGGTGATGGATGGCACTACACCTAAGGGTGAGGCACTGGTAGGTGTTAACCAGATGGCTGTCGCTGCAGGAAACAACGCTCTATACGACGTAACCAACGCATCTATGATCTTGTACCGGAAGGTCTGTGAAGACATCTTAAAATGTCTACAGATCCTTCCTAGTGAGTCTGTGTTGTACAGAGTATATGAGAAGGCTATTGGTAAGACGAATATGTCTGTGCTGAACAGCTTCAGTGACTTGCCGATGTACAACTTTGGTATCCGTGTGATGACAGACCTTAATGACAGAGACCGTCAGTACTTGGAGCAGAACATTCAGATTGCACTGGCACAGAAGGAGATTGACCTTGAGGATGCGATAGCTGTTAGAAACGTTAAGGATGTAGATCAAGCAGAAAGGCTGCTAGTGATACGTCGTAAGAAACGTATCGCGCAGCAGCAGCAGATGGCTCAAGCAAACATCCAAGCACAGGCACAGGCGAACGCACAGTCAGCTCAGGCTACCGCACAGGCGGAGATACAGAAGGAGCAGGCATTGGCTCAGCTTGATATGCAGAAGAAGCAGATGGAGTTTGAGATGAAGGCTCAGTTGGCCCGCATAGAGCACCAGTTCCGTATGGAGCTTGAACAGCTAAAGGGAGAGTACGGTGTAGCGGAGCAGCAGATTGAAAGCCGGGTGAAGAGCTCAGCTGAGGTGATGAAGGAAGATCGCAAAGACAACAGAGTCAAGAAGCAGGCGGTTGAGCAGTCAAAGCTCATAAGCCAGCGTCAGGGTCAGCGAGGCGAACTACCTGAGGACCAAACAGATATGTTGATATAATAATTATCTTTGTCGAGTATTTGATACTTGATACTTGACAACTTAAAACTTGATATACAATGGCTTACGAAAATGTAAACGCAACCCCTAACTTCCAACGCCAAGTACTTGGTCAGAAGGGATTCAGAAAACTAACAACAGGGCAGAACTCTCCTGATGGTGAGTTCATCCGTGCAATCACTGTACTTGCAGATGCTAGCATTACTACTATATCAGAGGCTGGTGATAGCTTGTCTTCTGAGTCTATCCCTGCGGGTGTAACCATCTACGGATTGTTCAGTAGGGTTACCGTTGTTAGCGGTAATGTCCTTGCATACATAGCATAAGTTATGCTAGGTTTAGGACTAGGCATATCAATGGGGGGTAAGCTACCCTCTAGCGGAGGCGGCTTCACAGGATTGCTTGATACTTATTCAGGTGCTGCTGCTGCATATTCTTTAAGACAACTATCTTCTACATATTCGGGTAGTGCGATAAGAGTAACTACTAACGGAAGTGATAGTGCAGACATCAGGTTTGTAAATAATGAGTTAGATACAGAATCTCTTGAAGCCTTTGCAGGAGGTGGTGATGCATATGTTAGCACTTGGTACGACCAAAGCGGTAACGGCAATGATGCGGCACAAAGCACATTTAGTTCAATGCCTAAAATTGTTTCTAGTGGTTCTACTATTTTACTGAATGGTAAACCAGTGTTTGAATTTGATAACCTCAAAACTATTGCTACTGCTAATTCTATTGTTAGCGGGGGAGAGAATAGAAGCGTAATATTAGTTTCTCAAATGAATGCTAATCTTGATTATCCAATTGGATTAGGTGTGGATTTAACTGGTGAAAGATTTTCATTTAAAAATGATTCTGGACAATTTAGGATTGAGATACGAGGGGCTGGTGAAACAACTACATTGAACACAAGCACTCAAGATTTAATCTTGGTTAGCACAAGCGGCTCT